ACGAAGCTTGCGGAGTCACCTTCTGAGTCTGTTATAGTGTAGTGACATTCTCTAAATTCAGGATCATACCCAGAAGCTAACCCTTGAGATATAGATCCTAGATTATTATTAAAAGAAACAGGAATATTCTTTCCTCTAACTAGCGACTTTATGGTACTCTTGTATGAATTCTTCAGGGATACTGGAATAATCGACTTACCGTCAACCTTCAGTAACTCCTCTTTACTTACGTCTAATGTGTAGAATCCCGTAGGGGTTACTATAGAGTTATTGTAGTGCTGACTACCATATTGGGTGCTTAAGTAATCATACCTCTCAATTACCGTTCCTGTACCTGACACTATCTGAATATCGGCAGCCGCACCTTCTCCTGCAATTAAAACTCTTGTGTTTATGGAGACCAACCCAATAGCCGTCTCTTGTAGGCAATACAATCTATTCTTGTAATTAACAAGCCCTGTAATGGCTCCTTCAGAAAGAGACATCTCTATAAAGTCTCTAGATAAAAATGAACTCCAAGCGTCTTGTGGTTCTCCAGAAATTTTAGATTGCGAGGCTGCTATTTTATTTTTAAATACCGTGTTTGGGTTGAATGTCGCAGGCTTCTGAACATAACTCTTTGTGCTGGCGGCCTGATTGTAAGCGGTGTTATATTCGTAAGTATCCTCTTGAGTAGTTACAGCAGTCCAGTTACTCCCATAATAACTACCTGTCCTATACCCTATATTATAAGGACTTTCTACTGGAAACGAAACACCTATTGAAGGAACGTTCTGAGTGCTATCCACCTTGAATGTAGATAGGGTGGTATATATATCACAAAACGTATCACCACCAGTTATACTAGTTGTAGATACGAGGTTGACAAATGTACTTACAGGAGTGAATGTAGAGCAATCTATGTATCTAGTATTTTGTAGGGCTTCAGCGTTTGAACCTCCGTATTGCTCGAAGTTGGTACCCCCACTTCCATCGTTTGTTTTCCTTACTAAATCAACAATCCACTTACCCCTGGTATATCCAGTCTTAGCAACCGAAGAAGTACCAACCAAGTTCCAATCCTCATCGAACTTATCCTCTCCTGGTATTAACCAGTTACCACTACTAGCACTCTTTAAAGATCCAGTATTCACCCAATTACCAACCATTGATACTAGTAGTTTTGTTCCTGAGCCAATCTTATCATTACCTCTTAATTTATCCTTACCAAAAAATCCTAGGCTATGCACACTACTAATAGGTGTTGGAGTTCCATCTCCATCAATAGCTGCCGCATTAACGAAGTCACCAGAAAATCCAGTCTTAGATCCAGATACAACCTCACCACTAACAACTGTTTTTATATAAGCGGTGTCATTTTTCTCTTGATGTACTTGAGTAGAATTATAAGCATTCACTATATCTGAAAGCGCCGACACAGATTCTTGGTTGTAACCGCTTAGAGTGTATTCATTAAAATCCGAGTATAGTTTTATTGGGGAATATTTATGGTGCTGAGAGTGTACTCCGTCAGCCCACTCACCTCCTGTAGATGATAACCCATCGTAAATAACAATCCCATGCCAACCATAATCGTTCAGACCTCTACCCATCATTAAGTAGCCTAACTGCATTTCATACCCGTTAGTTAACTCATAATCCATACCGCCTATGGTTACATCTGGAGTGTCTATCAGCATACCTGAATTACCGCTAGACAGGTGATTAGCGACTTGACTGGCAGCACCAGAAGCTATATTAGTTATATTTCCATTACCGTCATCTTCCATGAATAATCTAGTGTGAGGTAGGCAGCCTACCCCGTGTCTACCACTAACCGAAGAATCCGTGCTTGTAGTGTCATACTTCAATACATCACTAGCTAAGCCTTGAGTTATCATAACCTTATCTTCAGGCTTCAATTCAGCTCTTACTATTCTATATCCAGAAATGATACTCTTCACTGACTCAGGCAATCTAACATCTATCCTAGGAATTAACGCATGAGCAGTAATTGTCTTTTGCGCAACCCAACTACCTTCGTGAGTCATACTAAACGGAGCCCAATTGACTGATCCGTTAGGTATTGCTCCAGTTCCGTCAGCGTCCAATTTATAATTATTAGGATCATTGCCATCAGGCATTTTTACATCCCCAATATGGTGAACAAAACTTTCAACTCCATGTAGATCGATAAGTATAATACCAAACCTATAACATTCGCCACGACGGAAGCTCCTAAATTCGTGATCCCATTTAGGGTTTATAGGCCCCTTCACGGAGTCTAAGTATTCAGGATCCGTAGTTGTAACCTTAAACGGAACATTGTAATGCCTATCCTGACCGTTGGTAACCACCTTTTCCGTTGTACCAAAACTAGAAGAAGCTTGACTGGAAGTCCTATCTACTGGGTAGCTCTCGTGTTGGAATGTTATTCTAAATCCGTCATTACCATCAAGTGTAAACCCTTGAGTTTCAGTACCCAATACGTATCTAGGATTCTCGCTTGTATTGAAGTTATACTTTATAAACTTAAAGTAGGTCGTAGCATCATCCACTGGGCTACCTAAATTATACCTAGTCTTGTGTCTGTGCTCATTAAGACCTGGAACGGTTTGCCCCCACCAGCCTGAATGTTCTCCATTCCCATTCCATAGAGCTCTATATGCCTTAACCTTGAATGTATCTAATAAAACAGACACATCATCAATGGATTTGTATGTCGAGCTTAACTGTTGGACGTCTAGGTTTGATGCGTAAAGCCTATTATCCGCCTTAGCCAAGGACTTACACACATTCCATACGTCATTCTTTATGAGTGTACTTGCGATACCTCCAGTAACCATAGTTTCCGTCTCGAATCCACTATGAATAAATTCATATTCAGAACTCAGAACTTCGCCTTTCTCGATTATGGCTATACTACTAACGTTTTCGGAAGTAAAGTGTATTCTAGCAATCTCGATGTTTGTGTAATTAACTGGTATGCCTGATATTTTAACTCCTATAGTATGTGAAGAGACATCAGCTCCAGTACCACCCCTTATAGTTAAACTATCATTATCTATAACCGAATTAACAGGAACATTTATAGTTCTAGACATTGGAGACCACTCCGTGTAATTGGATTGGTCTTGAGTGTAGAATCTATACACATAACTGTAAGCCCCACAAAGCAACCCCCCTGTAGCGTCAGAGAAGCTAACTATAGATGCTGAAGCCATTATATTAGGCTTGAACACTTCAAAGTCAACAACTGAAAGACCGATCAGTGAATCTCTTACGTTCACGGATTTTAATGACGTTAATCCATCTGTGGCATATATACGATGTATAGTTTCGGTTTCAACGATAGACTCCATATCCAACTCTCCTGCGTCATCACTAAACAACCCAAGTCCTGTCCATAAATTATAAGCCACAAATTCTGGAGCAGATAATAGGTACTTATTTATTTTCCACGCCTTACTAGTCGAAGTTAAGGTAGCTTCAATGGTTATCATATAATCATCAACGATAACAGCTCCGTGAATTACATACCTATCCCCCCCCGACTCATATGTACTTCCCAACGTTCCAAACCTTAACGTATTCAATACAGTTACACGTTTAGGTCCTTGCACGTTCTCCAGAGAGAAGGACTTATCTCCATTAGTAACAACCCTAATGTTAATCCCTTCAAAATATGATTGCTTAGTTTGGTATCCTGGGTCTAAATCCGTTACCATACCTTCACTAAATGTGTTTGGTTTAGAATTTTCAGCCATAACTATTCTCTTTCAGATATTAATGTATTCCAGTATTTTGCTATGTTACGCATCTCAGCCTCAGAAGGTAAGTTATCGTTACCTCTCGCTTGACCGCACAGCCAGTACCATCGCTTCTCTAAATCCTGAACGATGTATCTAGCTATTTTTCCGTTATAGTATTCTATTGATTTGAATCTCCACATAATGTACTGAGCAACAGCATCTTCGTGTCCTTGTTTGATTGTAGGAAACCCGTCCGAATCCACAGTAAGACCTTTGTATGCTATCGAAACATTTCCATTAGCAACACTAGCGAAGTGAATGTAACTACCTACTATCCAGTACTTATCACCAGAAGCATCACTCTTGAATGTTTTTTGAGTAGGCTCCATTAGTGTATTACCCTTAACGTCAATTAAGGTTATAAGATCTGAAGGCAGTAAGGCTTTATTCGCCGAGACAACAAGATCAATTTCTTTATCCACGAACGTGGTAAAACTACCTATCTTCTCTTCAGCTTCAAAAGCCCATTCTATAAATGATTCTATATGCTCAGATGGATTATTTAATCCTAGGTTTCTGGCTACATTTCCGATTACTCTTTTAACACTAACTTGCATTATATGTATTTTTTAATAGTTCTCTAACCTTTTTAGCTGGGTAAAGTTTAGCTTTGAACAGATCCTTATTTCGTTTAGTCCACTTAATCTTGTGGTAATAATCATTAAGAATTGGAACCTTATACCTAACAGGTTTTCCCTGTAGCTTAGACTCCTTCACGTCCTTCCGTATATGGAAGGCTCTCCTGTGCTCTTTCTTCTCCACCGACAGAATTCCTAAACCCAAAGGTAGGGAAATATTCTGTTTTCTTACTATCAAATCCCTAACTAGGATTTCAAAAAACTTAGTAACTACTTTAAAGTACAAAGAGTAAGGTATAGCTTTCGTCTTCTTTCTACCAGACGCACCTACCCTTACTCTTCTCGATATTTTTTTGTAAATATCTTTATATGTTATGTACGACATTACTTGCCTTGTGGTTGAGATTGAACCTCTCTATCTCCCTCCATGTCATTATTTACTACATCCCCAATAGTCTTAACTGTTAAGTTTAACTCAACCTTAGCTACAGCCTCGATTAGTGGACCTACTAATTGTGATGGTAATGGATACTCTGAGTCATCTCCTCCCCAGCCAGAAGCCGAAGTTGGATCTTCTAGCACTCCAATAATCTTGACCTGCTCGCCACCACCAGGTCCAGTAAAAAACAACCTTATACCTTCCTCTAAGTAAAACTTAGGCATGGCAGAAGTGAATCTACTCTCCTCTTGGAATGCTATCTTATCTTGAGTTGTTCTAGCGAAAATCATGTTACCATCAACAGAAGTGATGCTTGTAATACCTCTAGTATCCCCGTAGGATGCTATTTTAGGTAGTTTAAGAGACGATCCTTCATCTGGTACTGAAAACGTACCTAGACTCTGAGTAGCTCCTTGAGGAATGCTCTTTCCGTTATTCGTATATGCTTCAAGTATATTTAGTCTATGATAATTAACCCACGCCTTTATTTGACGTACGTCTAACTTACTGTCGTCAGTAGAATAACCACCCTCAGCAAGATTCTTAATGTTATAAACTATTTCATTTAAAGTCATATCGTATGTTTTAAAAGAGTGGGTAGCAAAACCTATGTTCTACTACCCATTCTAACGCAGGGAAAAGAGAGTCATCAACGCTTTTCAGCGCTCAGCTCATTCATCTGTAGCTGATACCTTGGATCTTCCAACGATAACATCATCTTTCGTACTGCAATATTTACTATCTCTTCTGAAGAGTTTAATTCGTATCCACCTAAGAATTGAGTGCTACCAGTAATTGTACCTTCATCTGATAATACAGGAACCTTAACGTATTCTATATACACATTCTCTGTGTTTCCGATTACATCAAGGTATGAACCTCTTAGTAGTCCTATTGGATTTTTAGAGTCCGCCTTATGGAAGGGATCATTCTTAGCCGATGCGTACTCTCCGTAACCCATTATGTTTATGCTGTAACCACCAGTAGCTGTATAAGCTCTTAGTATGTGATATACAGGAAATAACTCTGGTACAGGTGTAGCAGCTGCAGTGGCTACAGGTAATGTGATTACTCCAGAAGACTGAACTAAAGCTTGTGACTTAACAACTAGCGGAGCTATCTTTTCCATAGACTGAGCATCAGACTCTAAGGTGTTTACTAACCCTTTAGTGTACTCCATTACGGCTAGATCAATAAATTGATTTTTCTCTGCCGAAGTGAAGTATGCTGTACCTGCTTTATCCAGCAAGTTATCTATGTGTATCTGCGCCTGTGCGTATGTCATTACTTCTTAGCTTTCGTTTTAGTTCCAGACATTTCCTTTCTCAACAGAGCGTGAATGTCTTTATTATCTTTAAGCCATACTATAACTTGGTCTTCAGTAAGCCCAATAGTCTCAGCATTATACTTGTAAGTTCCATTGACGAAGTTAATCTTTTTTTCTTCAATAGCAGTCTCTATGAATACTCTATAATCCTTATCTCTGTCATTAATAATAGAAGAGAATTTAGAAGGACTATCGTTAGCCATTTTAATTACCTGAGCCTTAACGAATTCAATAGAATTGTCTTTAGTTCTAATACCTGTAAGTTTACAAAAATCTAAGACATCCTTGTCGGTCATTTGCACAGCTAATTGAATAGCGTCTGCTGACTTAATCATATTCTCTGTACTGATAACTTCTTTGGCTATAGTATCTTCAAATATTAATTTATTCAGAATACCTGGATAACCTTTCAACCAGTCATGAACAGCTTTATCGTAGTCATCAGAGACGTCAAATACAATAGCACTACTTCTTAATGTAAACTCTTGAACGTCTCCGTTAATATCTTTCAATACTTTTCTTCTACCCTTGTCTGCTGGATCTTTATAAGAACTCCCCAAGCTCAAGTAGGCAAATCGTTTAGGGTTTCTTACCCGTACAATAATTGGATGTTTCATTTTCTCTCTCTTTTAAATTGATGTTTGCGTTCTAAAAGAATGAGGCCGAAGCCTCACTCAGTTTAGTATTGAATCGTTTATGCGTGAACAGCAGATAAAATACCGCACGATAAAGGATTACGAACAATAACTCCAGATTCAGACATGATTTGACATGTGAATGAGTCGTCACCGTTAGCAGCCATCATTGACTTTTGATCATAAGGATTAACCATACCAGGAATATACTTCTTGATGTAATTACGATTAACTCCTTCAGCACCTTTAGCAACTAGTTGTACGTTTGGTACGCCATCCACAGACGAGAAGTCTAAGAATACCATTTTACCAGACATAGTTCCATCTAAAGCACCAGAAGATTTAACCGTTCCATCATAAGAAGCAGCACTACCATGAACATTAGCATCATCAAATACAGGGCAATAAGCAACAGTCATTTTGTTACCCAAAACATTGTACGAAGTGTAATTAACACCTAAAGATACGTCAGATCCAGTTTTCATAGATTGCATAGAACCGCCAGTAGCGTCAGTTCCACCTACAGAAATATCCTTCATAGCTCTATGGAATTGGTATCTACCTTCAGTACCAGTAAATACAACCCATTCGTTTCCTTCAGGAGATTTAGCGTTACGAGAAAGTTCAGCAATAAATCGAGCAAGAACGTCTTCAGTAAGACCTAATTGTGGATCATAAGTTCCACCGTTTGCATCTTCGATTTGAGCAAGGATTCCGTCACCCATTAAGTTACCATTTACAACAGTACCAGTTTCACCAACAAAGCCATCAGCCGTTAAAGGATCTACGATACTAGCTCTACCAAACCATCTTTGTAGCTCTAATTGGTACATGAACTCATCTGTAAACAATTTCTCAGCAGTAAAGTACCACAGTTTAGATCCGTTGTTTTCAATCCAAGTTACATCAGTTAAAGCAGCACCATTGATAGATAACTTACTTCTATTGATTGTTAACCAGTTTTTATGAGTATCAGGGTATGCACTGTATTCAGATACAGCAGAACCTAAAGAACCCTCACCAAATGCAGAACCAATTTTACCAAAAGCACCAGCAGCAGCAGTTCCAAACGCACCATCAGCAAAAGATAGAGTGTAACTGTAACCAGTAGCACTACCATTTACAGTAGATGTTGCAGTAGGACGGTTGTTAAGAACAGTTCCAGCTACAGCCGTTACTTGAGCAACAAATCCACCAGCATCCATAACTACATCGTTCAATGCAAGGAATGTGTCAGCCATACCAACAGCAACCACTAATGCAGTACCAGCATCTGTGGCTGTAATAGTAGTCTGACCAGAAGCTAACGCTACAGATTGATTTGAGCGACCTAATACTTTCCATTCGAAAGAATTGTCACCAGCAATTTTTAAGTTAGCATGACGACCTGTTTTTTCTAATAGGTACGTTAATGCGTAACGAGGGTATTGTTCAATTAAAGTAGCTCCAATTTCAGGGTGCTTTAATAGATTAGCTACCAACGAGCTTGAGTTTTGGGTATCGACCCCAAACGTTCCAGTTTTTGTTTTCATTTCTTTTTACAATTTAGAAATATTAAAAAATAATTTAAAAATTGCACTTACGTTTCTATTCATTTTAATACGTAACATTGACGATGTTAAAATTAATCTCCCATAAATGCTGCTGCATCAAAACCAGATCCTGCCTTATATTTAGGCTTACTGTTTCCTCTACCGCCTCGATTCGAAAGGTTGTCTAAGACACTACCTTTACCATCTTCAAAGCCTTGCGACTTCAACATATTCTGTATTTGACTTCTGTTTTTCCACAAGAACGCTGCCTCCGCAACATTGGCATGAGACTTATATATGTCCTCATTGAAATCGCCAGTCGTAATATACTTATACAGATCTTTTCTTTGTTCTACCGTTACTTTTCCACCTAAGTAATTCTTAAAGCCTTTAAGTTCGTTCTGCAAATCTTTCCTTGCAGTCTCTTGGCTTTCTGTCTTACCTTTAGCTTCAGATTCTTTCTTTTCTCTAGCTGCTGTAGTCTCAGTTCGGATAGCATTTTTTAATTGCTTTCTAATCTTAAGAGCTTCATGCTTGAGCATTCCAGAATCTTCCATTCTATCTAACGAGTCATCTACATCGTACTCATCCATTCCAGTAGCCTTCATGTCGGCAGCTAATAGCTCACGATCTGAAAGTTTAAGGAATCCCTCGTACTTACCCGTAGTGTCATTCTTCACCTCTGGCTCTCGTTTAGAGTTTAAGGCTTTTATTATATCATCCTTAGAAGACCCTTCCAGTCCTAGCTCACTTGCCACCGAATCCCAGTCAACTCCTTCAGGCTTAGGCTCTTCGCCTTCATCTTCTGTTACAGTTTCCTTAGCATCCCAATCGTCAGTGTCTTCGGGTTCTTCACTTGCAGGCTCTTCCTCTTCGTCTTGAGTATCATCAGCTCCCCAATCAAAATCAGAATTATCTTCCTCTTCAGTTTCATTTGTTAAAACTTCAGGCTCTTCGTTTTCAACCAACGGAGAAGCCTCCTCTGATTGTCCTACCGAATCCACCAGTTTATCAAGTCCTGCGAAAGCGTCGGGATTAAATTCTCTAACCTCCTCGCTTAATGTCTCTTTTTGTTCCATCGTCTCTTCCATTTTGCAATATTAAGCATTTTTTACTTACAATGCCTTGTTTAATTTCTAATCTGTCCTTTCAGTTGTCCTTCCAGCTGATTAAGCGCTGCGTCTGCTCGCTTGTTTCCGTAGGAATCATCGGATAGTATTTCAGCTGTATCGAGCTTGGATTGGTACTGGATTTCTGCTACCTTAATTCTAGTATCATTATCTAGCTTATTCATCTCAACTTCAATCTGTTGTTCTTGAGCTTTAGCTTCTGCTTCTGCTTGAGCTTGTTGACCAGCAGCCTCTTGTTGTTGAGCTTGCATTTCTTTAGCAGCCTCTAATCCTCTTTCTAGTATATGCTCTGATTCCGTTAAGGTATCTGACTTAAATATTCTAATAACATCTAGCATATCTATTTGACCAGACTGCAACGCTGACTGAGCTAACTGAGCAACAGCTGCTTTCATTTCTTCGTCTTTACCACCATCACCTAAGAATACGCCGTAGTCATTAAGGGATACATCTGGCAGGATGGAGATAAACTTGTACGTTCCGTCACCGAATACCGTAGCCGTCTTCTTTCCTTCACTCCAAGCAATCTTCATTAGGTTAGCGCAACGCATTAATACATCTTGCTTAACCATATCGTGAGACCAGAACCAAGATCTAGTAACTGTAGCTGACTGTACAACAGCTCGCTTAGCGTTACCTACTTGTTCGTACTGCTCAACCTGACCTTCTCGTTGTTTAGTAACACCAGATACTTGACCAGCCATATCCTCTAACATAACCTTTAGGTTTATTAGTTGCTGCACTGAGCTGGATAATGTAAAGTCAATTTGCTGGAATTGATTAAAGGTTTGCGCTTGCATACCCTCATCCTTAGAATTTATAGGGATTATACCATCATTCTTGATGTGATACATTACATCCTGCATGTTCATACCTAAATTGGCAGGCATCTGAGCTACATCGTAGACTACAGCCTTACCACCAGCACGAGCCATAGATAATTCTATATGATACATTACAATATTGTAAAGCATCTGTACATTCTTAAGTAAGTCTACCATAGAGATAGATACCCCCGTCGTGTGGTTTCTTACAACCCCAACATAACTTAAGTTCGCAGCACTAGGATCATCCAGTGCTCGTATTTGATTAGGAACTCTCTGAGCGTTAACAATCATGGTTCCTGCAATCTTAGTTGCCTGCCATATATCGTCTACCACTACCTTACGAACCTTCTCGCCTTTGCGTTTCTTGTATTTATCAGAAACCATCTTTCTAAATGGCTTATCACTATCGTGCTTATTATTACTTAACTTGTATTGTATCTTTCTAAGTGATCTCCATTCTCCGTGAACAACCTTAACCCTTAAATCTCCTGAAGCACCTTTACTTAGCCAAGATTTATTAGCACCATCAACATCTCCACCACCAGCTTGCTGGGATAGGGATTCTATTAGTTTAATATCTTTATCGGTAAGTTGATCTCCGAATTCATCGACTACATCACTAGGAGATAACCAACGCTCTTCTGTAATCCAGTTAGCCTCACCTAAGTCATCTGTTTCACCAGACAAGTCATAACCTAAAGACCTAGGATCTACACGTCGTGCTTGAGGATCACCATCTTTAATTTCTATTCTATAAGCTTCCTTACCTGTGATAAGTAAATCCCTGAATCCTTCTTTGAATTTGTTTTTTATTTTATAACGATTAGTTAGAAACTCTAGCCCGTCCTGTACAGCTTCCTCAATGGATTCTCTGTAATTATAACGCATGAAAGTATCTATATCTTCTGGTACTGGAATATCCTGCCCTTCAGCATTAACCTCCATTCCCTGCTCTTTCATTTGAGCACGAACCTCTTCCATTAACTTATTCATAACCATAGTAACTTTATGGTCTTCCTTTCTGTTAATAGCTTCCTGATTAATCGTAACTACCTTAGTATCAAGAGGTCTGTGAAGATCCTCACCTAATAGTAAATCTATCTTAGGCTGAACGATAGGATAATTAACTAACCTAGCTGGGTAACTTGCACCATATTGCTCTGTTAGATATTTATAATCTTCTCGGTTAAACTGCCCATTATAGATTTCGTAATTCCTTACGTCTTTAGTAATCGTGTCACCTGACTGTTCAGAATTATAAATCATAGCGTCAAGCATCTGCTCGCACCACTTCTCGTCCTTCTTGGAATCAGCTATTAATTGACTAGGGAAATTCTTCATTATCTATTATGTTTTACTGGCGTACCATTACTATCGTTTTTGTAATAAGAGAATCCACTTTCTTTGATGGACTCAGTTTCTCTATTCTTCACTTCAATCGCAAAGTTATCATTTTCATGTATAAGACACAAACCGAATGCAATCGCCCTATCCGTATTCCTTGAACCCCAGTCACATAACTCGTCTAGCAGGTCTATAAACCATATATCGTCTGCCTTTTCCTTTATGTAATCGTACATCAATGACTCCATATATGACTTAATTTGCTTATTCATGTGAACACCGTAGTTGTTTCTCGTCTTAGTTCCAGGCGAGTGTGCACTACGAGGTTTGGTCTTCAAGTACCTCTGAGCCTTATTTCTAAGGAAGTAATCTAGTATACCAATCTTAGTATACTCCACCAGCATTTGTGCGTTGTAATATACAGCTAATTTCAGACATCCTTCGAAAAACATGTCAGCAGTTTCAGGTCTATCTGTATATTCTGCAACAGGAAGCCTATATGGTACGTTTGTATTCTCTATTCTACGGAATATCATAGCACAACCCAAAGATGGTGCCGCACCAGCCTGATCCTGATCATAACTATCAATACCACCTATGTCTAATCCAGTTAAATGAGGTTTAGGGTGGTGTAGTATTTTATATGGCCCGTGAGGATGAGGAGTGAACTTAACTTCTTGAGTTAATCCTTTATCTCCTATTACCCAATCAAGATGACCAGTCGTTAAGTGCTGCTCAGGATCCTTCAGGTCTTGCACACGGCCTCTTTGTTGATTAAGCAACGCAATGTCAAACCTCGATCCTTTAGTCTTTAAGAACGCCTCCTGTATGGTTAGTGGGTAATTTTGTATATGTAAATTATACGCCTTACTATCACCACCACCATTTAGTATATCTTCTCTAGCGTCTTCAATGAATTTACGAGCCGCTGGTTCGTCGTCTACTCCAGTAACAGGACTAAAGAATCCGTGTAATGCAACAGACGCAGGAATAAACATAGGAATAAGATTAAACGCATCAGCATTATAATACATATCCATAAAATCGGCAGAGGCAGAATCTATATCCCCACCTGTTCCACCGACCACAGGAACTCCATACTGCTTAGATCCATCCATGAAGCAAGCCTTGGAAGACATGTAGGCGTTCTTCAATCTCTTGAATTCACCAGCCTCCTCAAAAATCATTATAGATAAACGCTCTCCTTTATAAACTTCTGGATCATCCATGGTTCTACAGTGTATCACAGATTGATAACCACTTATATCCCACCGACCTTCAGAGTTCTTCTCCTTATAACCTGCCCTTAATGTATCCTTAGTATCCTTTAACCAACCATGCCTGAAATTAGGATGTTGGTTCATCAGCCCCTTCTTAACCTTATCAAAAAATGAATTCGCAGTAACCCCTAGTCCAGCCGCAATTCCGACCTCGGAATGCGGAAAGAATGTGAATTCATGAGCAACTAATCCAGAGTTCATATAACTAAAACCTTTATCACGGGCTTTAATTACGATCATTCCTTTACCTTCTCTACGGCAGGTGTCGAATAGCATAAAGTATTCAAGATCCATATCTCTATACCACGGATAGATAAGAGTCTTTCGATTCCCGTCTGTACCGTCGTTACCTAATATCATATAGTAGTTAAGATACCAGTAGTAGTTCCCAGGTATCCACGCACCGCCAATAGGTTTATAGCCATTAATGCAGCGGTTCATCTCCTCCTCCCAATAGTCTTGATAGATTAAACTATCGGTGTCGAGTTTGGGGTGTCCGTGATTAGGTATAGGTCTGTATTGTTGTACGTCGAATCTACCAGCCATTATGAATCTTTTAGTCTAGCAGCTCTATTCTCAAGGAAGCTTAGTTTCTGTTCACCACTAATTACCTTCCGTTCACCACGACGCTCAATAGCCTCCAGCAAAACAGTACGAGTACCTAATAGTTTTTCAATACCGATCATTACCTTCTGTAAGTCTTCAGCAGTTTCCTGATCCAAAAACCAGTTATCTATAAGTGTAGTGTATTGATCGATCTTCCTGTTGAACGCTCCGAGCTGGTCATCTAAAGGATCCCTTTGTAGTTCTCCATACTTCTTAATTGCCGCCACCATTAAAGGATGTTTAGTGTCAGCCCATTCAGGCTTCCCTGTTAAGTCCGTGCAGATTTGCCTATTCCGATCTCGCTCATTCAAGTACCTATATGGAGAATCGTAGTCCTGACTCAATGCTACATAACGCATAGCCTTCTCGCCCAACTTCTTTTCCTTTAATAACTTATGGAATTCTGGTACAGCCAATAGACCATTGTCTTCAGCTATCACACTATCCCCTTTTTTCTTTAGTTTGAGTAGATACATTAGGCTCTTTCTAATTTATACTTAAGCATAAAGTTACCAACATCCATGTCGTCAGAGTAACTAACTGGAACATCAATCTCTTCGTAGTCCTGAGTCTCCTGATCAAAGTATATGTAATTCAAAGATTCAACAACGGGATCGTTAAAGTATATATCCCTATCCAGTATTATGTAATCATTATCTATCAACCACAGGTCTATCTCTCCGTCTATAGGATCCATAGGTGAGAACTCGGAAAAGTCCGCTGTCTCATACTCTAAAGTTAAGTTACCCATCTCGTCACGGAATATCTCCCCGTATGGAGTCTCAATATATCTCTTCATCCCTTTGTATTTATTAACCTCTCGATCTAGTTCTTTCCCTTAAAGTCTTGCCCTTTCCTTTAGGCTTAAACTTGAATTTAGTCTTCACTGTTTCTTTACCGTTCTTAGTCTTAGACTTTGTTTTATATGTAGTAGTTCCAGTAGAGTCCGTCGTAGTAGTAATGTTCTTGTACTTGTTCTTTACCTTCTCTTTACCGTTTTTTGTCTTAGACTTAGTCTTACTCGTCGTCTTGGAGTATACATTTACACTTCCTTTTCCTCCGTACTTATTATTAGGCATATCTTTATTTTTGAATTGTTCCTAGGCAAATATAAACTTTTTTTTTAAATGTGAATGTGTGATGCCCTCTCCTGTACACCCCGTGTGCAACCCAATCTTTTAGGCTACGCCACCTGTTCTATCAAAAGCAAGTTGATTTCAACGTGCATAACTAATACGGAGATTCCCACTACCAAAGTGTGGGAGCATTATGAATACATTCTTCTCAACATTACTTACCGCAACCAAAGACGTACCAACAACAGCATCAGGGATCTGTATCTCTATGCAACTAAACTCTATCGCCAAGAAGGTAGCCGAGGGTACCAAGCTAACGGAGAAAAATAACAAGACTATCAAGCGTGCACAAGAGCACGAAACTAAATGCGAAGAAAGAGGTATGACGCAAGTCCGTACCGATAACGCTATAAAAGTAATCAAAGGAGGATCATTAATGGTCTCTCTTGGTGTAATAGCTACCATAGTAGTAGCAATAGCTAAAGATTAATACCCAAGTGCAAGGGAGCGATGCACTCTAATCTGTCTCTCATTCATTCAAAAGTGGCTACTAACGTCACATAACCTATACTATAGTACTGTTAAGAAAACGGTGCGGTTGAGAACAACGTTCGAATCTACCCGTCAAAGCAGTACAATCATTTAGTATAACAACACATCATTCATTATGGCACAGCCAAACCAAGTATTTCAAGGACAATCAGTAGAGACATTAGAGGACGCTCTACAAACGTGGAAAATGATCCAAGTCTCAACGGATAACGATTCGTTCAATCAAGAAGAAGCCAACGATATGGTTAAGTTCTTAACTAACGAGTTAGCGATTATGGAATCGCAAGAAGAAATGGAATTAGCAATAACTAACGAAACAAAAAACGTTATGAACAACTCATCAATAGTATTAGTGTTAGCATCAATCGAGTGTCAACTGTCTGACTGGTCTGTGACCACTACGGAAGACGGATACTCTCAGGAGTACATTAACGGAAGAGTAGATGGCTTAGCCTCTGCGATCAATACGTTAAAAGCGTTAATAGAAAAAGAATAACAACACACCTCTTGAAGACGTAGGTCTTACCGTGTTCACTACACTAAAGAGGAACTAACTAAATGGAGCTTGAACTACCTCAGTGTTCTAACTATTATGGTAAATCCTACCGAAGAACAAATGAAAAGAATGGCAGAAAAAGCGTTAAACAAAGGAGTTGTAGCTACCGATCCAGAAATGGAATTCGGATACTCTATGTCCGAGGCTTGGCGAGACGCTCGTAAAGCAGCAGTCTACACAAGTAGTGTGATGACTATCCTTATACTGTGTCTTGTAGAGACAGAAGCGTAATCAATTATGCTGGCAGACAAGTAGGGCTGCCATCAACAACTTTAAATTCTGAGTGCTCACTGTGTACTAGTCACTACGATTAGTATGCAGTTGGGCAGCCAGAAAGTTGTAAAGTGCAACGGCGCTATGTCGTATGGAGCAGAGTATCTGATCCAAGCACATTCCTATGCAAGTCGTCTACAAATCGTAGGATGACAAATATAGTAAAAGTATCGCAAAGAATTTGCGGCTCGTCAAAACGTTACAAACAATTAAAGTAAATCATTATGTTAATAGAAATCATCGGATTCTTTATAATAGCTCTAGTATCAGTACTATTCTTAGTAGTGGTAATTACAATCAGTGATTACAGACGACATAAGAGGCTTAACGAGGAGATTATTAAGACACCTCTTAACTCAACCATCGAAGAGGTTGTAAAACAAAACAAAAGAAACAAAAAACAAAACAATTAAAACAACCATTATGAACAAACTATCTATCACCTATTCAGGACAATCAATCAATTTAGATGTAACGGCTAAGACGTTAACACCTAGAATTCAATCTGGCTGCGATATTTTATTCGGAGACAATGATATATCCACAGCAGAGGTAAAGCTCAACGGAATGACAATAAGCGACGGACTCGTCGACGTTTGCTACACCGTAGAGTTCACCAACGCAAAAGGGCTTACCAACATAAACACGATGAGTATTCGCTACGAGGGAGACCTCAGCGCTCATCAGTTATCCGTGATATTCATGGAGAACGCTATGATTCAACAATAATAACAACCAAAAGTCTTACAGGTTTTACTAAAAGACGTTAAACTTACCTGCATTCGTTATGATTACATATAGAATCAACACATTACTTAACGGAGACTTCACTGGATACTCTGTGTATAATACTCAAAGAGGATTTATCTCAGGGATGGCTCATGTATTACTTCAAACTGACTACTACGTAGTAAAAGTCGTGATTGGAGGAGTAAGAATTAGTGCATTCTCTGAATACGGAGAAATGGACGACACATCTATAGAGAGAACTTACACTCATACAGATATGGAAACAGTTAACTTAATAGAAAAAGAAATGGAGTACATATTAAAAAGTAGCAACTAACACCACCTCCTAAAGACGTAGGTCTTATCGTAAGCGATATACGTAGGAGGAACTAACTAAACAACAACCAACAATGGCACTAACAAGCGAATTACTAGAAGGTCAATCAGTAGAAACAATTAAAGGAGCATTAAACGTATGGAAGATGATTCAGTCATCTCCAGGTGACGACTTCACTAAAGACGAAGCAGACACAATGGTTAAGTTTCTGTCTAACGAATTAAAAATAAAAGAATGCCTATGAGACGAATAATAAACAATGTAATCGTAAGCGGTTACAAGGTTGTCAAGTATGCTGTAAAGCATCAATTCGCAACAACCAAAATGGAAGAGATTAAGTACGAGGTACTTATAGCATTCCACTATAAGAAAGTAGAGTACTTTCTAAACAAACTAACAAAATAACAATACCTCTGGAGCATGTGCTCGTAACATTCATCGCTGAATGCAGAGGAACTAACAGTCTTACAGGTTACACAAAAGACAATAAACTTCCCTGAGAATGCCTATGACAAAAACACCAGAACGATTCAGCGATGCAGAAGGAAAGCTTAACGCTTTCACTATGCTAATTCAAGTATTAAAAGACGACAAGTCAGATATTGAAAATGAATGTGCTCTTGCCGTTAACGAACAGCAATTAAGTGATCTCATTGAAGATATACACAAAATCGACGATGACATACAAGGACTTACAAACACTATAGAAGAGTTACAGTCCTTCTTAGCTGTAGGGTATCCGTTATGCCTAAGTACTAACGCCTCAATGGTAGTAAACTAGATATGGAAAAAAGAAAAAGAATTAAGATGTTACCGATTAGATCGAGTAACCCTTACAAGAAGACGTTCATTAAAACCTTTACTCAACTAAAGGTAGAACGCATGAAAAAAGAATTAAAAACACATCAAAGAAATATGTCTGTCTGGGATAAGATCCTAGCAGACGTTGCAAAGCTGTAGAACTTGAGTTCGTTAGGCTATTCACTATAGCCTACGGCAACTAATCTATTAAAAGAAACTATTATGAAACCAAAATATACACACGACTGCGATAAATGTACGTTTATAGGTACATATAAAGAGCAAAGTGAGAACGGTGATAAACAAACAAAAAAGGGTATAAAATACTCTGATGTTGATGTTTATATCTGTCAACACGAGAAAAACCTCGAAAGATCTCCTGTTATAATCAGGTACTCTGACGAGCCTAGCGACAACACATCTAGCCCTTTGTATCACTGGATGCAAAGTGTTCTTTCAGGAGAAATATACTATTAACAATAAACTGTCTTACTGGTTAAAAGACGTTAAACTTCCCAGAACTAGCTTATGGCAAAAATCAAAGTAATGCAATGGAACAAGAGGAACGTATTAAATACAACCTCAAAGACAGGTAAGAACGTGATAATCTTCACGAACAAGTACGCTGTCGTACCTCAAAACATAATCAACTTAGGAACGGATGCGTTCAAAGGTTGGTTAAAGAAACAAGTAGGAATACAATTAGTAAAGGTTCGAGAGAATCCGCTAATCATAAACTACTCGTTAGTATCAAAGGAATATGTTAATAACTATAATAAACTATAAGCTATGGAAAATAAATTCAAACCTACAGTATCAGTATGGATTCCATTTGGATACATGAGAGACTTAATGGATTACGGACAAGAAACTTTCACAGAAAGATGTAATATAGACTATAGATTCATTTTCTTAGAGCCGCCTAGTCAAGAACTAAGAGATTGGGTTAGGAAAAAATATGTCCGACCTTGGACTGAATCATCAAAGGATAGCGTAAGGTTTCATGTATCAACTGTTGTTGAAATACAAATGCCTTGGGAAAACTTTGAGCAATTAAGAAACAACTGCTTTAGCGCGATAATAGAAGACGAAGATAACTAACTAAACTAAAAACTATGGCAAACCTACAAGCAAGAACAATGTTCATCGATTGGTATTTTAATATCCACGATGCAAACCAAAACACTATTGACTTAATGAAAGAAGAGTTAATAGAAAGCGGAACAAGCGTCTGGAAGATTGAAGATCTGATAGATGTCTGTGGAGATATTCCTGAAGATATAGCGCAAGCGTTAAAGTACTCAGACTATTTAGATGACGAAATGCTAAGTCATCAAGCTGATATGGAAGCACAAAGCGAAGAATTATTTAAAAACAAAAAGATATAAACTATGTCACACGAAGAAGAACAAAAAGAATACCTAACGGTAGCAAACGAAGCATTAATGGCAAAGGTTGCACAGCAAGATATAATAATCAATGCTTTCTTTGGAAATAACAAAATTCTAGTTGAAGCTATAAAACAAACATCCGATAGATTAAAAGATATGATCAACTGGTCAGATCGAATCGGAAGCGACGAGCAAAACGAACTTGAAAACATTATACATTCATTAAATTCAAAACTATGAATCCAGAAGAAATAAAAGACGTTAACTGCACAAGGTGCGGAAGAATGGTACCCGAAGATGAGCTGCACGAAGCAGATCACGACTGGGGTATCTGCGAAACTTGCGCAGAGTCAAGACTAAAAAAAGAAGACAAATCATGATAAACACACACGAAATATTACCTTCAGGTGAATATGATTCAGTAGCCGTAGGCATGTGCAAAGGAACGAACGAGGAGTATACAACCTCTTCGTTTAATTCAGCAGGATACTATAAATGGAGATCAAGATCTGCCACCATACAAGAGTGTCTGCCAAATTTAAACAACGAAGATAGAGAATTTCTCATCTCAGGAATATCTCCTGAAGGATGGAAAGAGCTATTCGGATAAACTAAAACAATGGAAACAATCCTTTCAAAGAAAGACAGGAAAGATCTTATGCAGCGTGTTGTAGTAATACAACGCCTTGCTAGGGATCTAACTGCAACCTACATCGACCTATCAGGTGAGAATGTAGAGATCGAAGACAACGATTTGTTGGTAACTATTAAACTCTTAAAAGATAGAATCAATGAGCTATAAAGAAACATTAAACCTACAACCATTACCAGAAGAAGTTTACGACAAGATATGGCAAGACGTATGGAATAGCGCAAGCAATGACGATACAGACGAAGACTTATGTCAAGAACACACTCGGTTATGTGTAGAATATACAAACAACTTAAATAAATAAATCATGAAAGGATTTAAAGTAGCCCAAGAAAACGAAGCAATGAGAGACTTAACAAGTCACGGATTATTCTACTGTATAACTTGCTGGGATGGAGAAATAAGACTTCAAGGTCATATAAACGATAAGACTTTAAGTATTGTAGATAAATACCTAAAAAGCAAAGGAGAAAAAGTAACCTACGACAACGAATCCAAGTGGATGAGTGCATCAACTGTAGAAGACGGAGTTCATGTAGAAATAACACTAACCCTAGAAGCATAAAAGAAAACAACATGAAAAAATCAATCAAAAACCTAGTCAACCATAACACGGGAGACCTAAAAAACTTGCGCAACTTTATGTTCGCAAAAGACTACTGGAAAGCAGTAGATAAAAATAGTCACTCCGTAGAGAGTGCTATAAACAACGCACTAGACATAGGCAGAAAGTCTGTCAAGACTACGGCTGTCATAGTCGGAACTTTAGGTACTATTATAGGCGCAGCTATAGGTACAATCTTCGAGTAGTAACCACTAAAACCCATCAAAAATGACAGTAACCATTTGGATTAAGAACAGATATGTCGTAGATTGGCACTATTATAAGAGCCATTTAGACGAAATGTTTAACGTTTGCACAAGAGAGCCAGGAAGTATGGATTACGTTCAAGTAAACATAACACCTGATCAGTACAAACAAATTCTAACGCATGAAGAAGAATCAACAGGTTAAAGAGAAAAACAAAACACTAAAAGTGTTAACAGAAATACCCAATAAACCTATCGGTTATCTCGTCAACAGAAACTCTGGAGAGATAATTCAAACAACTGATAATCAGGGTAATATAAATGTTAATAACTTTATTCTAGTGTATGGTAAGCTCGCTCCGAAATTCGGAGTAAGCGGTGAGACCTCAGAAATCAAAACCCACGCTATTCCTAAAAGGTTTTAACCTTGGAGAAGAAGAAGATCTGGCTATGTAGATACAAAGTCAGAGTGTGGAAAGAGGTTTACCACAATAAATCAAAAGGAACTAAGCTATCACATTTACACACGGACTATGCCGTTCAAGGATTACTTAAAGGTAATTGCCTTAACGACTTAAAGGATCGTGAGATAAATAAGTATGCTTATGACAACCTTATAACAGAATTCTCTGGTAAGTATTCAGCTAAGCTGGAGCTTGTCGGAGATATAGAACGGCTTTCGTCTCATGGCCGTACAAATTATGAGATATAACCAACCAAACCAACTATTATGGGATTAGACATGTATTTAAGTAAAAGAACTTATGTTCAGAACTGGAGTCACCACGAACCTAGTCAAAGACATTTAGTTGTTGTAACTAAAAACAACGAACCACAACCTCACATCAAATCCGAAAGGATAACGCATGTAGTAGAGCAGATTATGTATTGGCGTAAGTCAAACGCAATCCACCAATGGTTTGTGAATAAATGTCAAGACGGAGTAGATGCGTGTCAAGAATCTGACGTAAGCTTAGACGACCTAGAAGACCTTGCAAGTTTATGCGAGAAAGTTGTCAAAGAAAAGAATCCTGACTTGCTACCTGCATCGTCTGGCTTTTTCTTTGGATCAACGGCTCATGACGAGTATTACTACGGAGACATAGAAGAAACTGCGAGAGTAATAAGAGAAGAACTTAAGGATAATAAAGATGAATATCCTAGCTATATGTACCAGGCTTCCTGGTAGTATTAACAATCATCCAAAACAAGTAACCAAATCAACTAAATAAACAACACGATTATGAAAAACCAAGATTTAATTGCAATCGGATTAGACTTCACCGTATCAAAAAGAGAGTTATACAGAGCTGACGAAAGAGTTAGTGTAAACGAAGAAGGGCAAATAGCAACACACTCAGAGTTTGTTGAAACACCCTGGTTCGCAACGGTAAACGACTCAACAGAAGAGTCGCTCGGAGTGGTAGGTTCATCGTACCACGTAACTCAAAACGAGTCTATCATCAAAACGATAGAGGAAGTTGCGACAGAAAACAACTATACAGTCAGTCATTCAGGACCTATCAACGGAGGTAAGCAATGCTTCATCCAGCTTAGGTTAAACGACGAGGTTAAAATTGCAGACGACACCTTAGTGAAGTTTGTAATAGCAACCTGGGGGCATGACGGAAAGCATGGTGTAAGAATAGGCTTTGGCAACAAAGTGGTAAGCTGTGCTAATCAGTTCTACCAATTCCACAACCAAGCTCAATTTAAAATGCGTCACAACAGTACCATCGAAGAGCAGTTACGCAACATACCTCAAAGTATTGCAGCCAATCAGGCAGCAGAAGAGGAGATGTATACGAAATTCGAAGAATGGAGTAACATCGAGATATTCACTGACAGAAAACTAATGGACTTTAAGGATAATATGTGGAAAGACCTTTCAGGTATTGACAGAGCTATGAGTCATAGTGAGTATGCAGAACACTACTCTTCTAGAAAAATCAACGCAGCAATGGATCTTCAGTCATCTATTGTAACGGAGATGGGAGTTCACGGACAGACCATGTGGGGATTATTCAACGGAGTAACACACTTCGTAAACCACAAGAAATCAGTACCTAACCGAGCGTTCGGTAGAGACGAATCACTTATGATAGGTGGTGGCGCAAAGATGTCTAACAAAGCATTCGCTAAGATAGACGCATTTGTAGCAACACTATAATACTAACAGGGAGGACTTCGGTTCTCCCTATAACAACCAATATATGTACAAGATAGTAGCAAGTTACGAGAGCGGAGACTTCAACGAAATAGACTCTGCCGAAACACTATCTCACGCTAGAACCTTACTAGCTGAGTACCGAATGGCCTACGGCACAGGTTGGATAGTAATATTCTATAACACCTTACAAGACTAATTATGAAGAGACCATCGGACGATATACCGTACAATGATATGCGTAAGAAAATTAAGGCTAAGAAAAAGTTAGCACTTAAAGAATCTGGATACGTATACAGGAGTGCATTCGAAATGATAATGGGTTATGTACCCACTAGAATTAGAAACTAAGAGAGCAAGCTACTTGAACGCTGCAAAACAAAGCCCTATACCCTAAACTTGCTTGAGTGATTGGGTGTAGGCAAATTTAAATCATAGGGATTTAAAAGTCAGCGAAGGGTGGTACGGGATTACCACTCTTCCATGGACTAGGTATCACTAAGATAGAGATAAATTCTTGTCTCAAATATAGGAGATAATAGAGACAATATCGCATATCGGAATACGGAATATAAACTAAAACAAGACTAAGATGGAACAACCAAAAAAAGAAGGAAGCTATGTGTGTAGAATGGATAATGGTTATATAAAGATGTGCTACTACACAGGCACAGAATGGTTAGATATGTGGGAAACTACATTGAAAGGTGAAGTAATTAGATGGATGGAAATCCCTAACGAACTAAAACAATACTAAGATGAATGAATCACAAACGATAACTTTAGACATTTCAGAT